ACACCTTGGTAGTTGCTGAAGATGACCCAAAACTAGACATGTTCAAACAAATGGCAGAACTTGGACTTCAGGATCAAGGCGGAGTTTGTGACTTGCGTATTGTGCCTGCGGTAGGATGCGAAATGTTTGCTAAAATGGCCTACGATAAAATGGCTGACTTATTAGCATCAGGTAATATGCGTTACCCAGTTAACCCAACAGTAAGAGTTAAATCAGTTGAAGTGTTTGAGCATGGAGCCAATTCAGCAATCTACGAAGGCTAAACTTTGGCGCATTTGGGCTAAAGCATTAGGAGAAAAATCAGGCAGTTCGGACGTGGAAGCGGACCGAATTGCTTGCATTCGTACGCTAATTGTGTTAATATACATTATCACAAACTTTTTCATAATTGCAGGCGTTATAAGGCATTGGTAATGGGTAAAATAGGCTTTGCGTGTAAATGGATCGACCGCGCCGATCAAGTAGATGGTATCAAGAAAGACGATGATGCCAAACAGTATAATACTGGTACAACTACCATAACTTGGTTAAATAGACAGTCAAAGGATGTAGCAGAGCAAAGACTCTGGGATCTGATGGTGCAAAACATTTCGGCTACACAAAAACTTGTAGACCGTGTGGGAGGACTCAATGAAAATCTTAGGATGGTTCGCCTTAGTAGCGACATTCTTCCTGCTTATACCGAGCCTAGTTGGAGTTATTTTTGGCGCAAGCCTGACGTTGTCAGCTATCTTGAGCGCAATTTTAGCCTTATTGGTGATAGTGCTCGTGCAAGCGGTACCCGTGTTTCTATGCATCCTGGTCAGTTTGTTGTTCTTGCTAGTGTTAACGAAGGTATTGTTCAACGATCTTTAGAAGAATTTGAATATCATACAGACATGGTTCGATACATGGGCTATGGTAAGAAATTTCAAGACTTTAAAATCAATGTTCATATTTCAGGTAAACAAGGTCCGGATGGTATTAGAAGTGCTTACAAGCGGTTATCTCCCGAGGCACGTAACTGTATTACTATTGAAAACGAAGAGAATGCATGGGGTTTAGATGACTGCCTTACTATTAGCGATATCGTTCCTATTGTGCTTGATATTCACCATCATTGGATACGTGAGTCCGAATATATCAGCGCGGACGATCATCGTGTTAAGCGTGTCTTGGACAGTTGGCGTGGTGTGCGCCCTACTTGTCATTATTCAGTCAGTCGTGAAGATGTTCTAGTCGACCACTGCGTTAATACATTACCTAATCATGCTTTGTTGCTCGAACAAGGCTACAAAAAACAAAAACTTAGAGCACACTCAGATTTTTATTGGAATCAAAAAACAAACGAATGGGCAATAACTTTTCTAAACCAGTTCGACATAATGTGCGAAAGCAAGGGCAAAAACCTCGCCAGCATGGAACTATACAATCAAGCTCAAACTTATCTAGAGAACAACTAATACACCGTATTGAAACTCTTCGAGAACAACTTGAAGAATTGAATCAATTACCAGATTCAACCGATACGGAAAAAAGGAAAGAAAAGATACAGTCTGATTTCAAACTGTATCTTGAAAAACTTAAAAAATTTGATTAAGATTGTTTTGGTGCTTTTGGCTTGCGTGGCTTTTTAGCCGCTGGCTTTTTAGCCGCTGGCTTTTTCTTAGCAGGTGCTACAGATTCAACCATTGCTTGAGTAGCTGTTTCAGCAACTGGTTCTTGAACTACCGGAGCAGGTGTTTCAATTTTATAAGGTACTTCAATCTGCGGTTCTTGCTTTTCTGCAGCCTTTATGCCAAAAAGTTTTTTTAGTGCGTTTAACATAGTTAATCTCCTTGTTGACTATTTAGCGTTAAATATGCTACTATATATATTATGCACAAGAACATACCTATTATAACTGTAACATGTACTAGAGATTTGCCTTTATTAGAGTTACAAGCTCAAAGCATTAATCTGTATTTAGATAAAAATTGCCCTGTATGGATTATAGTTAACGAAGAAAACACTGCTCCTTGGTTTGATTATTTTAACAAACACATTAAAGATTACTACAATAATCATAATCTTTCTATACTAACACTACACGACTTTGACGGAGAATGGTTTCACTGGACTCCTAATGCAATTAATCCTTGGGCAATAGGATGGGAAACTCAACAAATTTTAAAACTAGCGATTGCTACAAAAATATCTTCAGTTGGTTACTTAGTTCTTGACAGTCAAAATTTTTTAATAAAATCTTGGTCGCACAATAATTTTGACCTTGACGAGTATAAAGTTCCTTATCGGAAGTCCAGTGTTTTTAGTATGCCCATAGAAATATGGAATCAATATGCTAAATGGTTAGATTTTAGGCCTCGGCCACCAAACAGATATGGCATATCTATAACTACTCCTATGTTTTTGCACACGGACTTGGTAAAAGGATTGATAGATCTAAAAGGCGGATTGAGGGCATTTTCTAAATGGTTTAAATTTGCAACTAACATAAAGAGCGAATTTATTCTATATGCGTTGTGGGTGATTAAAAATAATGCATTAGAAAAATGTCATCAACAAATTGACGACTACGCATCTCCATATCTTAGAGATTGTAATACTGCTGAAGAATTTACTGCATTTATTAATTTCTTAGGTGTGCATGACCCGCATCGGTGGGCTAGTATTAATCATCGTGCATGGGGAAACATGACCGCAGATCAATATAATCAGCTGTGTATTAAGCTAAAAGATTATAATTTAACACCTAATTTTGATAGCTATCGTAAAGAGTACATAGACCTAAAATTCTAGGTAAATACACTATGTACAACTTTATCAAGCATATTACCCTCAACGAAGGTAAAACACCAAAAACTCTAGTACAAACTAAACTTCCTTATGCTAAGGATGATTTGGATCCGGCAATCAGCGAAGATACTATTCGTTATCACTATGGTAAGTTATACAAGGCTTATGTTGATCGTTTTAATGATGGTGAAGGCGATGCCGATTTTAACGAAGCAGGTGCGTTTTTACATGACTTGTTGTTTACACAATATCAAGCACCAACGACTAGTTCTAATGCGCCAGATGGCTCAGCTGGTGAATTTATTACTAAACATTTTAAAACATTTGACAAGTTTAAAGATGCATTTGCTAAAGAAGCGATGGCTATACAAGGCAGTGGATGGGCATATCTAGCTCGTGATGGTAAAATTAAAACTATTAAAAATCACGAAATTAAAATGGACATTGTACTGATAATTGACTGGTGGGAACATGCTTGGGCATTAGATTATCAAGCTGATAAAAAACGTTACTTAGAAAATCAGTGGAAAATTATCAACTGGAACGTTATTAGTTCTAGAGTTGGTCTATTGTCTTAAGACTGCTCACGGGCATATCCCAAACTTTACGTGCTTCAACACCTTTGCTTTGAGCAAACTTCTTAGCATCGCAATCTCCGCAAACATGATAGACATTATTGTTTAATCTCTTAGGATCCATGTTTCCTCGATCACGCTTAAACATACCCCCGCAACAATCGCATTGAAAAATTAATACCGTTTTTTTACGCATATAGGCATGCATTGTACCGTATTTGCTCTTACGATAGTGGCATTGCTGGGCATATTCTTGTCCTAAGTACATGATGTATTTACATTAAGATTATAAAAATCATTTGATAAATAACGTATCGAGGGCAATCATGATAACCATTTCCGACTCAGCAAAGACAAAAATTAAGGATTTACTCTACGAAGAAGGTAATCCTAAACTAGCATTACGTACATTTGTACAAGGAGGAGGCTGTAGTGGTTTCAGCTATGGTTTTACATTTGACGAAGAAGTTAACGAAGACGATTTTGAAATTCCCTTAGACGAATTTAAACTACTTGTAGACAGCATGAGTATGCAATATCTACAAGGTGCAGAAATAGACTATACAGAAGAGCTAATGGGCTCACAATTTACAATTAAAAATCCAAACGCAACTACAACTTGCGGTTGCGGATCAAGTTTCGGAGTATAATATAAATGTCAAAACAAATTATTGATATCGGCGTACAAGGTAATGACGGTACTGGTGACAGTATCCGTGAATCGTTTCGCAAAGTTAACGAAAACTTTACAGAGTTGTATGCTGTATTTGGTGTTGAAGGCTCAATTAATTTTACCAATTTAAGTGATGCGCCTAGCACTTATGATCCTAATCAGATTATCATGGCTGATAATTCTGGAGGAAAATTAACAGCTAGAACCATTGTTGGCCAAGGAGCGATTAATATTGACACCGATGACGATGCTAATATTGTATTCACCGTTGATCAAACAGGACTTTCAGGCGACACATCACCAACCCTAGCAAATCACTTAAATGCTAACGGCCTAAGTATTGTTCGTATGGCCGACCCAAGCCCAAGTATTGTTAGCTCTTGGAATGCTCTAAATCCTTCAGCAGTAACAACCTTAAATCAAATGCCTGTTACTGTAAATTATGCAAATAATAATTTCTTAAAGGTTACCGCAGGCAATTCGGTTGCAGGGTCGTTAAAGCCTCGTGCAGAGCCAGATTTTCCAAATTTTATCGATCCAGATTATGATCCAGATCTAACTGGTAATTATTTGTCAACAGAGTCTGTGCAACGTAAATTTGTTGTAAGCCGCAAAGGCGATACAATGACTGGTCCTTTAATACTCAGCGATCA